TATGGCATTAAAAAAAGTAAAATTCCAACCAGGTTTTGATAAACAAGGGACTCCCGCTGCCGCTCCAGGTAAATGGGTAGATGGAGACTTTGTTAGATTTAGATATGGCATCCCTGAAAAGACTGGGGGTTGGCAACAATTAACGAATGATCAAAATACTATACCTGGTGCTGCGAGAGCTCAACACACATGGACATCTTTAGCTGGAGAAAAGTATGCAGCCATAGGAACATCTCAAGGTTTATTTTTATATTACGGAGGTGCCTTTTATGATATTACGCCTTTGGACACTGCAATTACTGGAGGTACTTTTACAACTTCAGCTGCAGCCGCTGCTACAGTAACGATCAACAAAGCGGGACATGGTTTAGAAGCAGGAAGATATATTACTTTATCTTCTGTTTCTATGGGAGCTAACACAACATTAGGATCTTCTGATTTTACTACTTACGCTTTTGAAGTTTTAACTACAGCAACCAATTCTTTTACTATCAGCTTAACTAATCCTGCAGCCGGTGTTACAACAACAGAGAACAATGGAACAGGAATGGCTGCAAGTGGAGCCTGTACCATTAATCCTTACTTTATTGTTGGACCTACAACTCAAACTCTTGGTTATGGTTGGGGCACTTACTTATGGGGCGACTCTACATGGGGCACGGAACGAGCAACTTCTAATGTTGTTCTAGAACCAGGTAATTGGTCGTTAGATAATTTTGGAGAAACTTTAGTGGCTACAATAACTAACGGTAAATCTTTTACTTGGAATGCTGGAGCTACAAACGCTAGAACAATAAGAGCAGCTGTTATGACAGGAGCTCCTACAGCTTCACGGTTAACAATTGTGTCTGAAAAAGATAGACATTTATTTCATTTAGGAACAGAAACAACAATTGGAGATAGCTCTACGCAAGACCCAATGTTTATTAGATTCTCTGATCAAGAGTCAACATCTGTATATCAGCCAACTGCTATTAACACAGCTGGAACATTTCAATTGGATAAGGGAAACAAGATTGTAGCCGCTGTGCAAGGTAAAGATTATATTTTAATTTTGACAGATCAAGCAGCTTATGTTGCTCAATTTGTTGGACCACCATTTACATTTAGTATTAGACAAGTTGGAACCAATTGTGGTTGTCTTGGACAACACGCTGTAGCTTTTGCACAGGGTTCAGTATTTTGGATGGGTCGTTCAGGAGGCTTTTTTCAATTTGATGGTACCGTTAAACAATTACCTTGTTTAGTTGAAGACTTTGTATTTACTACAGGTGATGGAAATTTAGGTTTAAATTTTAATGCCACTGAAATTGTTTATGCAGGTCATAATAGTTTGTACACAGAAGTGAAGTGGTTTTATCCAAAATCAGGATCTACACAAATTGATAGAGTTGTTACTTATAATTATGGTGAAGCAAGTTGGTATACAGGATCTTTAGATAGAACAACGTATCAAGATGCAGACGTCTTTAATGAACCTTACGCAACTGACTATATACCAAAAGATCAAAGTGGAACCAACGATCCGTCTGACGTTCCTTTATTTCCTATATCTGGAATTACTGACACTTACGGAGCAACTGTTTATTATTGTCACGAAAAAGGTACAGATCAAATTAATAGCACAGGTACGAGTGCTATTGCTGCGTTTATTAGATCCTCTGACTTTGATATTGACGATGGTGAATTTATAATGTCAATGAGTAGATTTATTCCTGACTATAAACAAATTGTAGGTAACTCAAAAATCTCATTATTTATTAGTGATTTTCCATCTCAGACACAAACCGTATCACCCCTAGGGCCATTTACTATTACAAGCTCAACTACTAAAATAGATACTAGAGCTAGAGGTAGATTGTTAAGTGTAAAAATAGAGAACGAATCAGTAGGAGAGACTTGGAGATATGGATCTTTAAGACTTGATGCACAACCTGATGGTAGAAGATAGTGACTAAAATTACATCATACATACCGGAACCTACACCAGAATATAATCCACAAAATCAAAGACAAATTCTAGAATCCTTGACAACAATGAAGCAACAGCTTAATACTACATTCTTGAATGAACAAAAGGAAGAACTAGAAAGGTTTAATTTTTTTAATGGCTAATATTTATCTAAACGCTAAAAAAGATTTAACTGATACAAACCTTACAATTTTGTATACTTGTCCTGCTAATTCTAGAGCTATTATAAAATCTTTGTTAGTAACTGAAGATGCTAACTCAGGAACAGAAATTAATATTACACTAGTCGATGCTTCCGCAAACATCTTTAACATTGTTAAAGATAAAACTATATCAGCTAAAGCTACAGAACAAATTCTTACAGAACCATTAATTATGATGGAGAATGAAATTTTAAAAGTTCAAGCAACTCAAGCAAATGAGTTATTTGCAATAGCGTCGATTTTAGAAATGAATAGAGATGACAACTAGAATAAAATGCAAAACTGTTTATACTTGGCGTAATACGAAAACAGGAGAAATTTTTAAAGAAGAGAAAGAAGGATCTGATATTGTAAAAGATTGTACAGTAGTGGTAGATCCAGAAGGATTAGAACTAATACAGAAAGTAATGAATCAAAAAAATGATGAACCAAAGTCCTAAAGGCGGAACTGAATTACAATTAGAATACCTGTCTAAATACGTTGATAAAGACTTATTAGATAAAGTACAGATTACAACATCTGTGCCTGAAAAGATTCCATTACATCCAACTAAACCGAATGTATTATGGCAAAAGAATTCTTGGGATCAGCCCAATATCTACCCCTGGTTTAATGATCCCAAGAATACCAACAAATATGATATGTACGTATTTAATTCTCATTGGAACTTGGAACAATTTCGTAAAGTATTTAAGATGCCTTTAGATAAATGTACTGTAATTAAAAATGGTATTGATGAAATACCTATGAGAAAACCCTATCAAAAAGGTGAACCCATAAAGCTTATTCATCATTGCACACCTTGGAGAGGACTATCTGTATTGCTTGGTGCTATGCAACTTGTAAAGAGTGATGTAACTTTAGATGTTTATTCTAGCTGTGAAGTATATGGAAAAGAATTTGCTGAAAAAAATGATCCTCTGTATCAAGGTTTATATGATCAAGCTAAACAATTAAAGAATGTAAATTACATAGGATACAAACCCAATAGTTATATCAAAGAGCATTTAAAAGATTATCATGTATTTGTTTATCCAAGTATATGGGAGGAGACTTCTTGTATCTCGGCTATTGAATCTATGGCTGCAGGTCTTTACTGTGTGCTCACGGACTTTGGAGCTCTCTATGAAACTTGTGCTGAATATGCTTTGTACATTCCCTTTGATGATAACTACAAAGCTTTATCTCAAAAATTTGCTTATGCTATTGATGCGGTCGTACCAACATTATCTGACCCTTCTTTACATGAACATTTAATGTTACAATCAGAATACGCAAGAAAGTATTATGGTTGGTCTAAGCAATCTATCAACTGGAAACGAACATTGGAAGGATTACTAAATGCAAAATAATGAACCGATATGGTTTGGCGAAGGCGTTGAAACCATAGACTTAACTAATAAACCTACAATGGTAAACCCTAAATATAAAATTATGGTATGTACACCAATGCATGGTGGAGCAAGTATTCACTACGTACAAGCTATGCTTAAGTTTCAACAAGCTTGTATTATAAATAATATTGTAGTTAGCTTTACCTTACTTAAATCATCATTAGTTCAACAAGGAAGAAATTTATGTGTGGCTGATTTTATAAGCCACAAAGATAATTATACTCATCTTTTATTTATAGATTCAGACATAGACTTTCAACACAAGACTATTTTTACTATGTTAGAAAAAGACAAGGATATTGTAGCTTGTCCTTATCCTATGAAATTTTTAGATTGGGATAAGATGTTTAGAAAGCTTCAACGACATGGAGCTAAAGACGCTGATTATATGTCTAAACTAGGTTTTACTTTTCCAATTAAAATGAAAGATCCTAAGAAGTTTAATGTAGAAGAAGGATTAGTAGAAGTTACACATGCTCCTACAGGATGTATGTTAATTAAAAGAGGTGTTATTGAAAAGATGATAGAAGCTCATCCAGAGTTAGAGATATATCAACCCACTTTTATTAACGGAAAAGAAACTAAAAAAGATAATATGTATAATTTATTTGAGTGTTTACATGACCCTAAAACTAAAAGATATTTTGGAGAAGACTTTGGTTTCTGTCAAAGATGGTTGGAAATGGGCGGTAAAACTTATCTTTATGTGTTAGACTACATTACTCATGTAGGAGATCATCAGTATTGTGGTCGTTTTTGGGATGAACTAACAGGCCTCAAAACAGTTGACCCTGTTAAAAAAATCAAATAAAGTCTTATATTACAGGATTCTGCGCCTGCCTAACAATTAATTTAATGGAAATTATGGCTATATCAAGATCACAAATGCAAAGACAATTACAAAATCGGGGAGGTATTACTAACCTTTCACCGAGACAAAACTTTGGTTTAGGTAGTTCTTTGAAAAAATTTGTACGTAAAATTATACCTAACGAAGTTTCAAAAGTAGCCACAGCAGCAGCCCCCTTTGTTGCACCGTTTAACCCTGCTCTTGCAGCAGGTATGGCAGGTATAGGATCCTTTGATCAAACAGGTAGTATGAGTGATGCATTTAAAAGAGGTGCATTAACTTATGGTGGTGGTCAAGCAGCAAGATATATTGGAGGAGCAGGCTTTC